GACATCGCCAAACCAGTGTGGCCCCCAAAATGATGTATAAGTTTTTCAATCATGCTTTACACCTCGTGTTCATGTTGTTAAAGTTAATAACACATTAACACACAAAGCGAGAAACTAAAATGTCATTGGAAGCCAAAATTGAAACGCTAACCGCCGCAATTGTTGACCTGACGGACAGGCTAACAGCCATTGAATCCTCACCTGTTGATAGCGCAAAAACAGAAGAGGAAGCGCCAGCCACGCCAGAACAATCAATAACACGCGAAGAGATCCAGAGCATGTGCCTGGCAATCGTGCGAGACGACCGCAACAAAAAAACGGCCATCAAAAAAACGTTAAGCACGTTTGGCGCGACGCTTGTCAAAGACGTTCCGGCTGATAAGTTGGGTGATCTTAAAACCGCATTGGAGGCGCTATAATGTCTGCACATGCGAAATTGTCAGCCAGCGGAGCATCCCGTTGGCTGGCCTGCCCTGGTAGCGTAAGCGCAGAGAAGGGCATGTCAGACCGTAGCAGTTCAGCCGCACATGAGGGAACTTGCGCGCATGAGCTGGCAGAGATTGTATTGACTGAAGGCATGACGTGTTTCGATTGGGTTGGGAAGTCTCTAATTGAAAACAACGAATGGACAGTCGATCAGGAAATGGCCGAACACGTGCAGGAATACGTCGATTATGTGTTGTCATTTAAGGGTGAACACGCCTATGAGCAGCGCGTGGATTTTAGTGACTGGGTACCAGAGGGGTTCGGAACTTCAGACGCAATTATAATTGATGGTGATACGCTACATGCTATCGATTTAAAATTCGGCAAAGGGTTGCAGATATTTGCCGAAGAAAACCCGCAAGCAATGCTATACGGCCTTGGGGCGTATAGTGATTATGGAATGATTTATGACATCAAGCGCGTTGTCGTTCACATTGTACAGCCCCGTCTTGACCACATTGATACTTGGGAAATCAGCCTTCCCGACCTTCTCAAGTGGGGGGAATGGGCAAGCCAGCGCGCTGAAATGTGTCTGGAACCTGATGCTGAACGTGTGCCGGGGAATGCACAGTGCTTATGGTGCAAAGCAAAGGCGACCTGCCCAGCATTACAGCAGCACACGCAAAAAGTAATCATGTCGGACTTTGACGAAATTGATAGTCCGACACCAGCACACCTAACAGATGATCAGCTAAAGGCAGCGCTGGATTCTAAAAAACTGATCGTGTCATGGCTGGATGCAGTTGAGCAGCACATTAAAGAGCGCGTAGAGAAGGGCGGCTTCCCAGGCTACAAGCTGGTGGCCGGTAGATCCTTACGCAATTGGGGAGACTCTGAGAAGGCCGCGCAAGCGCTTAAAGATTTATTAGGTGAGGAATCATACAAGAAAACACTGATAAGCCCTGCCCAAGCTGAAAAGGCGCTAGGCAAAAAAGACGCTGTAAAGATCAAAGATCTGATCGTTAAGCCAGAAGGTAAGCCGACTCTGGCACCAGAAACCGACAAGCGCCCTTCGATCACAATAACAGCAGACGATTTTGATTAAGGGCGTTGACATCTTGTTATAGTCAATATATGCTTAACCCGCTGAAAGGCAAAAACCAAAACTTAAACCGCAAAAAGGTATTATATAATGTCTAAGATTAAAGCTAAAAACGTCCGTTTGTCATTCCCTTCTTTATTCCGCACAGCACAGTTTGGAGATGAAGATACCGGAAAATATGAAGCTACCTTTGTATTCGACAAGGTTGAACACGCCGAAATCATCAAGTCTATCCAGGCTCAGATTAACAAGCTGATGAAGGAAGAGTTAAAAACAAAGCTTGGTGATGACAAACTTTGCCTAAAGGACGGTGATGAAATTGGTCGCCCTGAGTTTGAAGGTAAGATGACACTCAAGGCCAGCACCAAAAAGCGCCCTGTTGTTATTGACCGCGACAAAGCGCCTTTGGCCGAAGCAGACAACAAGCCTTATGCTGGCTGTTACGTGAACGCCATTTTTAGCATTTGGCCGCAGAACAACAAATACGGCAAGCGTGTTAACGCCCAGCTTGACGGTGTGCAGTTCTACGCTGATGGGGAACCGTTCGGTGATGCTGGAATCAGCGCCGATGAGTTTGACGAATACGACGCGTTCGATCCTGTTGACGAGTTTTAAAATGGTATAATGTTTGGCCGCCTTAGGGCGGCTTTTCTATTTGTAAAAGGGCTACTCCCTATGCTGATTATAGACACAGAATGTTATAAAAATTACTTTCTTGCATCATTCCGCAATATGAAAACCCGCCAGGTCGCCAACGTCGAATTGTATGAAGGCAAACCCCTTAACACTAAACAGCTACGCGCCCTTATGGGCCAGTACACCACGATAAGTTTTAACGGCAACGGGTATGACTTACCTATGCTTGTTGCAGCTATAGAAGGCTATAACAATGAGCAGCTAAAAGCTCTTTCAGATAAAATCATTACCAGCGGTGAACCAGTATGGCGAATAATCAGGGACGCTAATTTACACGCGCCAGCCAGTTGGGATCACATTGATATTATGCAGGTAGCGCCAGGCCAAAGCGGCTTGAAGATTTACGGCGGACGGCTTCATGCAATAAAAATGCAAGACTTGCCAATAGCGCCAAGCCAACGGATAACCCCAGCAGATCGTGATTCCCTCCGAACGTATTGTGCTAATGACCTAGACACAACGGAATTGCTTTACAAAGCGCTTGAAAAACAGATAGACCTTCGCAAAACAATGTCTGACCAATACGGTATGGATCTTCGCAGCAAGTCAGATGCACAAATTGCAGAAACTGTAATCACTTCCGAGCTTCACAATTTGACAGGCAAGACATACAGGTCGCCAAAACTAGAAAAGGGCTATAGCTTCCGGTATCAAGACCCCGGCATAGTAATGTTCAAAAGCCACCAGTTAAACAGCGTATTTGAACGAATTTTAAACACGAATTTCACACTTGCCACAAGTGGCGCTGTAGCAATGCCTGAATGGCTTAAAGCAGAACGCATAGAGTTGGCAGGGGTACGGTATCAAATGGGCATTGGCGGCCTTCACAGCGTGGAGAAATCTCAGCATATTGAGAAAAATGACGACTATTTGCTTTTTGAGTTGGATGTTGCTGCATTTTACCCGAATATCATACTACAGCAGAAACTTGCCCCAAAATCTCTAGGCGAGCCATTCTTAAAAGTTTATGAGTCTATCGTAAACCGACGAATTGCTGCTAAAAGAAAGGGCGACAAGGTGGCCGACGCAACATTAAAGATTGCCATAAACGGCAGCTTTGGGAAGCTCGGAAGCAAGTACAGTGCCCTGTACTCACCAGACCTTTTGATACAAACAACAATCACAGGCCAGCTTGCTCTTTTGATGTTGATCGAAAGAATGGAAGCTGCTGGCATATCCGTAAAGAGCGCGAACACAGATGGTATTGTGATTCACTGCAACAAGTCAAAAGAGCGCGAAATGGAAACCATAGCGTTTGATTGGATGCTGGGAACAACCTATGAACTTGAGCGCACAGACTACCGTTCTATCTCAAGCGCCAATGTGAATAATTATTGCGCTGTGATGGTGAACGGGAAGACAAAGGGAAAGGGTATCTTTGCCCCTGCCAGTTTGCAGAAAAACCCAGACGCCATCATCGTTTCAAAAGCTGTGTGTGATTTTTTGGCTACTGGTGCCGACATTGAGCAAACTATAAACCAGTGTAATGAAATGCGAGAGTTCGTAACCGTTCGGCAGGTGCGCGGCGGTGCCATGTATGAAGGTGTCGCGGTTGGCAAGGCGGTGAGGTTTTACCACTCAAAAGCGTTCGCTCTTGGTGCCGGACTAACCTACGCGACCAACGGCAACCGCGTCCCCAAGTCGGCGGGCTGTGTTCCCGTTATGGATCTCGCAGAAGCAGACCTGTCAGATATTGACCGCGACTATTATGTAAAGGCGGCCAAAACACTATTAAAGGAAGTTGGCCATGTTGGAACGTGACGTAGAAAAAGCGCTATGCAAGCGCGTGAAAGAATTGGGCGGAATGTGTGAAAAGTTCACATCACCAGGCAGGCGCTCGGTGCCTGATCGTTTGGTCACATTACCGGGTGGTTGCATAATTTTTGTGGAGTTGAAAGCGCCAGGCAAACCAGCAACAGACCTACAACAACGTGATCATAACCGGCGGCGCACCCTTGGCTGTGATGTTCGCGTTATTGATACAGTAGAGGCCGCAAATGCTTTCACGTGATGATTTACACGACTACCAAAACCGGGCTATTGAATTTATAAAGTCAAAGAAGCGTTGTGGCCTTTTTCTTGACATGGGACTCGGTAAGACAACCGCCAGCCTTACAGCGATGTCGGATGCTTTGGACAGTATGACCGTGGCCAAGGTTCTTGTGATTGCCCCCTTGCGTGTTGCCAATAGCGTATGGGCACAAGAAACAAAACAGTGGACGCACCTTTCTCATTTGCGCGTGTCGGTTTGCACTGGCAACGAGCGCACACGCATGGCAGCTCTACAGCGTGATGCAGACATCTACACAATAAACCGAGAAAACGTCCCCTGGCTTGTTAAATTGTATGGCAAAAAATGGCCTTTTGATGCGGTTATTGTTGACGAGTCCAGTAGCTTTAAAAGCCCATCTTCTCAAAGATTCAAGGCTTTAAAACGGGCGCTACCGTTTACTGATTACGTGGTGCTGTTAACGGGTACGCCATCGCCAAACGGCCTTTTGGATTTGTGGTCACAAATGTATCTTGTTGATTTCGGTGAGCGTCTCGGCAAAACGATGACCGGCTATAAACAGAGGTTTTTCGAGTCTGATTATATGGGCTACAAGTTTACGCCTCGCCAAGGTTCCTCAGAAGCCATACACCGCCTTTTGTCTGACAAGGTGTTGAGTATGTCGGCTGAAGATTACCTACAAGTACCAGACCGGATAGACCTTGTGGAGCGTGTCGAGCTGCCGCCAAAAGTCTTTGCACAATACCAGGAGTTTGAGAGAACGCTGCTTGCCGAGTTGGATGATGGGCAAGAAATTGAAGCAATTAGTGCGGCTGTTCTTGCCAATAAATTGTTGCAGTGGTCAAACGGGGCAACGTATACAGATAGCCTTGGCAACTGGTCAGAATTGCACAGCGTAAAGCTCGACGCATTGGCGGATCTTGTCGAACAAAATCCAAGTGAAAATATGCTGGTAGCCTACAACTACAAAACAGACCTTGAACGCTTGCGAGTAAGGTTCCCTGATGCCGTTGTTATGGATAAGCAACAGGAAACTATCGACCGTTGGAACCGGGGAGAAATTCAAATGATGTTGGCACACCCTGCCAGTGCTGGGCATGGGTTGAATTTGCAAAAAGGAGGGTCAATGTTGGTTTGGTTTGGCCTGAATTGGTCGCTAGAGCTTTATCAGCAGTTCAACGGCAGGCTACACCGCCAAGGGCAGACTAGGCCCGTTCGTGTTGTCCACATGGTTGCGTCTGGTTGCATGGATGAGCGGGTCATTGACGCGTTGAATAAAAAAGGAGAAACCCAAAACGCGCTACTTTTTGCGTTAAAACCAAAGTAAAAAGGTTTACAATAACGCATTGTTGGTTTATTGTTAACGCACGAATAACGAAAAGGAGAAGTTAGATGAGCATACGCGAAGAGATGGAAGAGTTAAGGCACCCGAGCGACACCGGGATTCACACTTACTTCACCCGCGCCCAATGGCGAGTCGCCCTCGATGAGCTAACTAGCCCATTCAGCGGCCCAGAAGAAGACGAAGCCTGGCAAGCCGCAGAGAAGCGCATGGATGCCATTGGACATAACGGCGGCACGGGTGATCATTACGAAGCACCCGCAAGCAAGTACCATGTGCAGATCAAAGGCCAGTGGGTTGACGTGTACGACATCCTCAGCGCGTATGGCGTGACCAACCCTGCAGACGCGCACGCTATCAAGAAAATGCTTTGCCCTGGCCGTCGCGGCGCTAAGGACGGCATTCAGGACAGGCAAGAGGCTATTGTAAGTTTGCAGCGGGCTATTGAATTGGAGCAGG